ACTCTTTCATGCAGAGCTTACTACTTAATGTGTTTAAGGTTAAAATTTTAGATGTCCTGCCCTCAAATTTTTTCTCTATGTATTTAATGACTTCTAACCGACGATCATAAGAAATGTCGTTATCAACATCAGCTAGTAAGCTACCATCAAGATAAACCTCACCTTCATGCTCTATCTTTCTAGCTCTGCTCTTGGAAACAAACCTTTCAAAGAAAAGATCATATTTAATCGGGTCAATATTAGTAACACCAATAACGTAGAGCACTAAAGATCCTGCTGCGCTACCCCGACCCGCACCCGTGGGAATATCATTTTCTTTACAATAATTAAGAATGTCCCAATTCAAAAGTATGTAATCCACGAAACCTAACTCATCAAAGATTGTCAGCTCTTCTTTTAATCTTTTATAGTAAACTGTGGCGTTATCTAGTTTGTCTATACCTTTTTCTTTGACCTTGCTAAAGCACAGCTTTCTAAGGAATTGAAACGTATTCCCCAGGTCATCGCAAGATACCTGATCGTAATATTTTTTTTCTATTTGAATCTCTGGCAGCTTTACACCAACTGGGAAGGGAGTTTTGTATCCTGTGTATTTAGTTGCGCTCATATATCTAATTCAAAAAGTTGTTTGCGAAAGATCTTAAAATTCATTTCTATGTCATACAATGCATCATGCAATCTCTTAGGATCGTGAGGGATGTTATACTTTTTTAGCAAAAAGCCTTGAGATGTTTTCAAGCCTCTTTCTTTGTAGTTCACTAATCTATATTGCCAACTAATAAAATCCTCATTATCTACGGGTATTTGTTTAGCTATGGCGGTTGCTAAAGCCCTAGTATCTATGATTCTTTCTATGTAATCATAATCAACCTCTTGACGCATAAGATGTCTCCAAACATTAAGCATATAGACATCAAAACCTAAAACATTTTGTCCTACTAAAAGTGTATCTGGATCATAAAAGTCTTTACAGAAAAGATCCCAAACTTCTTCAGGTGGCTTACATTTTTTTCTATAGGCTGCTTGACTAAATCCTGTAACTCTGGCTGCATCTGGAGAAACATTTAGATCAGGCCAATCTATATAAATATCATGCTTAGATATAATCCTATCGCCCTCCGCTATAAGCCAAGCTATCTGCCAAGGCTTTGAGCTGACTAGATTAAGACCTTCGGTCTCAGTATCAAAGACTAGATACTTTTGTTTTTTGTTAAACCTAAGAAGCGTCTCGTTCATTTTTACTCTCTAGATATGATTCAAAACAAAACTCTTTACTACCAAAATGCTCTAACCTTGGACTACTTAATGTAGCAGCTTTTCCAAAGTTTCTGTTACAAAGAATTTTATATGTTTGCAATGCTTCTACATCGTCTTTGTTTTTGTAAAAAATACTTTTGACTAGCCTAACTGGTCTTTCCAAACTTTTAGAAAATTTTATAACTTTTCTCTCTAGTAAAGTATCAAAAGGTAAATTATTTCTCTCTACCCAAAATGTCGGGGATATATCGCTAAAGTCGGGGATACACTTTTTAAGATAAAGATTGTTGTTGAAAATAAAAGAATCATAAAAGGGTATGACAAGCTCAACATCGTTAGTCCAAATATTATTCAAGAATGCAAAATCTACCTTACCTTTTCTTGTGTGAGCGTAAGAATAAATTTTGTAAAGTAAGCGACAACCCTCATCATTTTTTGCAAATATAACTATTTTGTGATCTGAGTTGTCATTCTCATTTATATCGTTGCAGCAGGTAATTCTAAGGCCAAAAACAAGAGCAATATCCTCTTCTTGGCAGCGATTATGAGCCGTGACAAAACCCGTCATAGAATCCTCTACTAAGACAAGCGATCCGATTGAGTTCTCTTTACAAATCTCAATGATGCTATCGGCTCCACCCTCTTTTGATTCCTTGTCTAAGGTCAAAATGCTTTTACCTATGGAAAAGGTTGACTTAAATACTGGAGTCATCCTCTACATTTTACAATCAGTAAACATCAAGTCAAGAACAATGTGCAGGACAACCCTTGTAGTATCGCATTTCGTATTTGCAACCCTCTGGCACTAAATCTTCTGAAAAGTCCTCTTCAAAATAAGATTTAATAATATTACCCTCTTGATCTAAGATCTCATAATAAAAAAAATCAAACTTCATCGAACAATGCCACTTTGGATTACCATCTTTTTTAAGTTCTCCTTTTTGAGTAGCAAAACCACATAATAGTTTGCCGCTGAAGGAATTATCCGTTGGAAACCCTTGATGAGCTGCGTAGTTTTTTATAGCGTCTTTCTCTGTAAAGTTATCGAGATATTTCTGTATCTCAGAGAGCTGTATTTCAAAACCAGCAAGTTCATCATCATCTAAAGGCTCCATACGCATGACACCCGATTTTTCAGCGTTAGGATCTAGATCAAATTTTAAAAATAAGAACTCACTAACCCTTTTTGAATATTCTGGAAATAAATTTTTTACAGCTAAACTATACATTAAGTCCTGTAAGTTATCTGTCCGATCTTTACCCTTAAAAACTTCTTTACTAGTTTTAAAGTCTCTTATTATAGCAAACCTTTTCTTTTTATACAAGAAGAGCTTATCTATGAACCCTCTGATCTTGTATTTTATTTCGCCATCACTTTTGATAATATCAAAATCTTTTTCAGAGTATTCTTCTGTAGGTTTCCCTATATCTCCTCCAAAAAAATCGTAGGATAGACCGTTGAAGATCATGTCCTTCATCATGTCTACATTTTCTTCATCATCTACACCTTCTCTAACAGCATGAGACATTATCAGCCTTTTTATGGAGGGTATACAAAAAACATCTTCTGTTTTAAGTATTTTATTAAAATATTTTTTGCGTCCTTTAACGCCTAATACCTCAAACACTAAATGACAAATGGAGCCACGCTTGGCTCCCTCATTACTTTTGTCTGGTAATTTTAGTTTGTATTTGCACCAGTATAACCACGAACACGATTGAGCCGTCTTTATCCTGCTTGCAGATAAAGGTGTATTCGGTTCAGGCATCACTAATAAATAGGGCTGTTTTAATATCTTTTTTAGTGAAGCTAGAGGGGTTATTTTTAACAAACTCTAAGATATATTTTATCTGGGCATTCTTGTCTATATTTTTATCAAGCCAAGAATTTAGATCATAGTCATCTAAATGAGCGTCACCAAAGTCATTATAACCTTTAGGTGGAAATTTTACAGTTAGCATATCTAAATCAAAATACTTAGACAACTTCAAAAAACTTTTTAATGCTGCTATGAATCCCCGATTCTGTTCACTAGCTTTGTCATTATTAGTCGAAATATAAATATGACGTATACACTTACTATTAAGATAGTTAACAATGTTATTGTTGACAGATAAACCAAAGATAACCAACACATTCTTAATACCTTGATCATAAAGCGCCATTGCATCTCCAATGCTTTCTACTAAGACAACTTCTTGTTTTTTTGTTATTTCTTGATCTACACATGTTTTCTCGTTGAAAGCTGGATAGACCCAATTGTTTCTTTTTCCTATATGTTTCCATTTTGGATAGTCGTTATCATCATCTACTTTCCTGCCAGAGAAGCCAACAATTTGTTGATGCTCATTGTATACAGGAAAAACCATCCTTCTATACATTTTACCAACACCCGCAAGACCAGCTTGGAATAATTCTTGGGTATTATCAGAAATATTTCTTTTTTTATAAAAGTTATAGTTAGGGAAAAGCCTATCAAGTGTAGAATCTGGGTATATCTTTTCCATCTCTATCTTTTGTTTAGGTTCATAGGTAGTTTCTGTAACCACAGACCCATCACCAATAATTTTAGCAACTTCTCTATCGTCTTTTAGGGTAAGACGTATCAATGCTTCAAAAGGCATACAGCCTTTGTTTTGCACAAAATCCATCCAAACTCCTGTATTCTTATATATCTTTACAGCAGTTTTGTTGTTTCCGTCACGATAAATAGCCTGAGTTCTCCAGTGATCTCCGCAGTCAATTAGAGAATATCCAATAGACTCCAGTATCCCTTGAAAATCTTCAGAATTGATCAAAGTCTGGGATTGTTTCTTGGAATCCATCACTATCTAATTCTTCATCTCCATCCTGAACTCTAGCTATGTCTCTCAGATCGCCACGCTCAGTAATATTAAAATTCATAAACTCTAGATTTATAGAGTTCTTTCTTAAAGAGTCTCCTATCCTAACTGGCTCTATAGCTCCCGCTATATCGCTGCCTAAGTGCCTAGCTTTAACATTGATTAGTTTATGTGTGCCAAATCTGCCACCCTCAGTCTCGATCTCATCAGCAGTCTTATTGCGTAGGATGAACATGTGAGAACAGAACTGAGTAATCCTATCTGATAAGGAAACAATAGATTCATCATCAACTATATTTTGTGAGTTTCTATTATTGGTAATACCGTATCTATTAGACTGAACAGATGTAATCATCGGTATGATTGGGTTTCCATCATGCAAGATTTCTTTTTGGACGCATTTTTTAAACTTGTCTACCATCTCACCCACCACTTGCCACTCAGACTTGTTAGCTATATTTTCAGATGTTGTCTTAATATAATCAAAAGAAAATACCATGGGATTACCTCGACCCACCTTTGAGTAATAAAACCTTTTCAGTGTGTTTACCATCGTGTCTACATCCATACCACCCACATTGTAATAAAAGAACTTAAGGTTTTTAATCTTCGGCCAAACAGATCTAACCTTACTCACAACCTCTTCACCCGCTTGTCGCCACTTACCGCTTTCTAAAAGATGCATAGCTACCCCAGACAAAGCCGCACACTGACGCATGACAAGCTCCTCTTTACTCATCTCTCCATTATCAAAGTGAAGAACAGGCACATCATATTGCAAGCTCACTTTAGTAGAATAATCCATGCAGAATTGGGTTTTACCCACGCCAGATCTTGCCACTACAACTGTTATGTTTCCAGGTCTTAGAAGGGAGCCGTATATCTCATTAACTTTTGGATGAGGCCCCATCATCCCAAATTCAGTCAGTGGGTTATTACCTCTATCTTCGATGATAGCCTCCATCTCCTCATAGATGTTTTCTGGGACATCGTTGCCAAGCTCATAAAGATTTATACGAGAATTATAAACATTATCTGCACTCTCCACGATAGCCCTGTAAGAAGCCTCTGGAGGCATCGCTTTCATCTTTTTAGCGATTTCTTGTGAAGACTGCAATATCTCGCGCCTGATAGAATATTTTTTTAATTCTTTAGCTGTCTTAAGAGCGTTTCCTTTAGGCACTTTTCTCAAAGCTAATGACTTGATGTAATCAGCAGGGTTGAGATTATCTTCAAATGACAAACCTACTTCATTCACTCTCTGAGCGATGATAACTTCGTCAATCTCATCACCAGAGTCGATAGCTTGCTTTATGATCCTGAATATTGTCGAGTGAAGTGCGCTTTGCTCAGAATAAAAATCTGAGTTTCCTATAAAGTTGGATATCTCAGACAATGCGTCAGGCTCTTTGATAAGACCCGCTAATAATTGTTTTTCTAATTCAAAATTATAGATCATCCTGTGTCATTTCTGGTGGAGGTGAAGATAAATGATTCTCAAGAGCTTTCATCAAAGCAAACTCTGTCATCCCGCAATCAAACTTACAATATATTAAAGGCTTACCATTCTCAGAGGATACAGCCATAATAACCCCTTTATATTTATCAACACCACCTGAGAGGTCATAGATCTTCTCTACTAATTCAGATGGTATGCAAAATTCTTCTTCATCGTCTAAGTTCATAAGTAAATATCTTGGTTACTAAATAAGGAAGCTTGTATTTCATCTTGAGGATAAACCTCTGCTAGTTTTATATTATTAGCTTGGCAAAAGTTTAATTTTTGCTCATCTCTTTTGAGTTGATCGGCATATTTGAAATGATTTTTATGAAAATGTTTAACAAATTTAGTATGTTGAGCGCCTTGAACCTCAACAGCTATTTTTTTATTAGCATTGTAAAAATCTAAAGTCAACCTACTACCGACAACCCTAAACTCTTCAAACACAATATCATTCTCCCAATACAGTCGCAGAAAATTTTTTACGTTTGTTTGGAACTTACTCCTGCTAGGTTTATCCCAATCAATTAAGTATTTTTTTGCGTTCTTGAGGTTTCTTTCTTTACCAAATCTATCAATGAACTTCATTCCGCAATTTGCTCTCCGAAATAGTTTATTAAGAATTTACATAAATCCTCATCCTGATCTAGAGTTTTAAATAAATTATTATCTCCTTGTATCTGTTCTGGAAAATCAAGATTATTTTCTTCAAGAAGTTCTTTAAAGTCTTCTGTAGGCTTAATCCATGCGCCTTTCTTTTCGACAAACTCCCAAGCGTATAACAAATCTACAATTTCTTTCTCGATCCAAATCGAGTTACCTCCAGAGCGATTATATCTTATAGGGTAAGTCAAGCTTACATTAGATTTTTCGTTAGGAGATTTGCAGATCAAAACTTTTGCAAAATGACCTATGATTGGATTTTTCTTCTCGTCAATAGTTTTTATGCTAGGGTTTTGAAGAATCAAGTCCGATTTATATCTAGGTTGAAATTGAATTACGCTATTAGCATAATGTTGTAAAGCGTAGCCGCCTGTAGATACAGACTGTCTAGGGGGTTCTTTAGAGTATGGATCTCTCATCTCTGACCTCACCTGACTAATAAAGATAGCCATGTGTCCTCTTTTGCCTAAAGCTATACTAGTCTTTTTGCACCAAACAGATGCGATGTTTGCTCCTGCTGCTATCTTAGCGAATTCATCAAAACCTTTAGCAGCGTCATTCTTAGCACATAAGCCGTCCACAGAATCTAATATGAAACAATATTTATGCTTATCCTTATTATTGTCAATGAATTCCTTGATACAAGCCATTGCTGTTTCGTAAATGTTTGTCTCTAAAACAAAACAAGTCCCATCCACCCATTCATCTTCTGACCACACAAATTTTACCCCAGACCTTTTCCTCATCTCTTTACCCAACCTCCCTTCAGCCTTAATATAAAAACCTCTACTTTTTTCTATTGTGCTTAGGAAGTTCTTCATAACCTCTAAAGCCTCTGAAGTTTTGCCGCCCTCTGTTAAACCAGTGAAGCGATGTAACCCAGGTCCGAAGCCTCCGTTCATGCATAGATCAAACTGAAGAGAGCCGCTAGAGACTCTATAATCATGCTCTTCTTCAAAATTATAGTGATAGCTTTTGTTTGCTTTCAAAAAATTGCCTAGAATACTATTTGCGTCTGGTCCTTCACTCATTTAAAAAATCTTTTATTGTTTTATTTGTCCGAGGCACATTTCTATCTTGCCCTGATTTATCGCCCAAATTGTAGTGCTCATACTTAGACAAGTCTACCTTAAAGTTGAAAGCTCTGAATTTTGTGTCCATCGTTTCTTTCAGTTTGTCGCTAACAATATAAGCTAGAGAGTCGAACTTTTTCTCGAAAGAGACTATCGCCATGAAATCTTGTGAATAACGATCACAAAGATCGTTAAGCATCTTCATTTCTCTAGCGAAGAATGGTCTTCTACCTTTGTCTGGAACTTCTACCAAACGAAAGATGATTTCCCTCTTGTTGGGGCCTTTAGATTTTGCCACTACGGATAGACGCTATCAGACGCAACATCATAGTCAACCATCTTTTTGACTAATTGGATGAAGTTTGTCTTCGGCTGCCACCCGAGTTCTTCACGGGCTTTTGTAGAATCACCCAACAGTAAATCAACTTCAGCTGGACGATAAAAATCTTTATTAATTTCCACAAAGCAATCTTTGCCGTGAAAATACTTCTCTTCTAAACCTTCACCTCTCCATTCAGAAACACTTCTATGAAAACCAACAAAATTAAAAGCTTCAACTACAAACTCTCTGATCGTGTGAGTTTCATCAGATGATAAAACATAATCTTTAGGGTTATTTCTATCTTGATTTAACATGCGCCAAACACCAGATATAAAATCTTCTGCATCACTCCAATCTCTTTTCGCGTCGAGATTACCTAATTGTAAAGGCTTTATCTCTTTACCTTGCTCAAATTCTTTAAGTATTCTCGCTACATTTTTTGTAATTTTTCTGGTAACAAACTCTTCACCTCTTCTTATACCTTCATGATTAAATAACCATCCTTGAACCGCGTATATGTCATACGACTCTCTGTATACTTTTACTAAATGTCTTGCTGCACATTTAGATGCAGCGTATGGACTGCGTGGTCTCAATGGGTGTTTTTCATCTTGAGGAACGTAATCTACATTACCAAACTCTTCTGAAGAACCAGCGTTATAATAACGACAATGAGGAGCATGTTTTCTAATAGCTTCTAGTTGATAAAGAACAGCCATAGAATTTGTGGTCATATGACTTACTGGCTGTGTCCAGCTGTTGCCCACAAAAGAATTAGCGGCAAAATTTATAAAGTAATCAGGCTTAAATTCACTTATTACTTTATCAATATTATGTTGATCTGTTATGTCTAAATCTATTAACTTAAATCTAGGATTATCTAATAAGTGGTTAATATTAATGTGATTTTTTACACTAAGTCTTCTAGCTCCAGCGATAATCGTATGCTCTGTGTTGGCAAGTAAATAATCAGCCATCAAGCTGCCATCTTGACCTGTGACTCCTGTTACAATAACAACTTTATTCTTTTTCATTTATTTTTTTGTTAATCCACTCATATGTGGAGCGGATTCCATCTGATAAAGGTTTTTTTGACTCCCAACCAATTTTTTCTTTATACAATGTATTGTCTGAGTTCCGACCTTTTACTCCAAGAGGGCAAGCGTGTCCATATTTTTCTTCAAATTCTTTACCAAAAAGATTTTTAACTTTTACGTTTTTCCCTGAAGCTTGTATAGCTAGGTCGGCTAGTTCGTTAATCGTAACCATTTCTTCAGATCCTATGTTAACTGGACCTGAGAAAGAATCTTGTCTCATAAAACGTGTGACCGCTTCTAAGCACTCATCTATGTAAAGAAATGATCGTGTTTGACTACCATCCCCCCAAACCTCAATTTCTCCACCCTCCTCGCATTCACATACCTTACGACACATCGCTGCTGGGGCTTTTTCTTTACCACCATCCCAAGTCCCTTGCGGTCCAAAAATATTATGAAACCTACCAATTCTTACATCTAAGCCATAATTCCTTTGAAATGATAAGTAAAGCCTTTCACTGAAAAGTTTTTCCCAACCATACTCTGAATCAGGATTTGCTGGATATGCTGTAGATTCTTCGCAGTTAGGATTATCTGGATCTAATTGATTATGCTCTGGATACATACAAGCAGATGAAGAAAAGAACACGCGCTTTACTTTTTGACTTAAAGCCTCTTTAGCTACGTGAAGATTAATTAGTGCTGAATTGTGCATTACATCAGCATCATGTTCTCCTGTAAAAATATATCCAGCTCCTCCCATATCAGCAGCTAATTGATATACTTCATCAAAAGAATGATCGGGACCAAGCTCCATTATCTCTCTTACTCTTCCCTCACTCCTAAGATCGGTGCGGATAAACTCATCACATATATCCTCCCAATCAAAATACTCATGATGCTTGATATCAACCACTCTTACCCAAAAACCATCTTCCTTAAGTTTTTTTGCAAGGTGACCCCCTATAAAACCACCTCCTCCTAAAACTAATGCTGTTTTACTCATAATTTTTATCTATAAATATAATCTGTGCAAACTCCAAAACAATTATAATGTTTTTCTCTCCAATTTCTACTGTTGTCAACAATAATAGATTTTTCCCGAACTTCCTTATCGGGTAAGGTCCAAATAAAATTTTCCGATGTTAAAGCGAAGTCGTCAGTTTGGTGCCAAAAAAAATTTAAACATCTAGGGATATTATTAAGTGCATCTAAATTTTTAGCGTGAATCCATAGTTTGGGCTTGCTAAAAAACTCTAAGTCTACTTCATGTGTCGGAGCATCATGTCCTAAATACCACCTGTTGTCTTTCTTCCATAAATCTATCTCACAATCAAAGCCAAGACTCAAAACAGCAGAAATTTTATCAGGGTGATTTTCATTCTTGGGGTCTCGACCAGCAAGATTGCCTCGGTGAGAGATAAGTCTCATTCTACTAGATATTTATCTGTTGGAATGGAGGGATATCTTAAGACTATAATATCAATATCCTCTATGACTTCAGAGTCTGCTATTTCGCCTTTTTCATAAACAAAAATAGAACCTTCTCCTAGAACTTGGTCGCCCACGCGCATTTTACCTTTAACAATATATGTAAGCTCTGTAGTAACTTTGTGAAAGTGTTTAGGTGTTTTGTAGCCAGCCTCATGTTTCTGATGAGCCATCTCGAAAAATGGATTGCGGAAAATAGATGGGTCGAAATCCCCAACAAACCAACCTTTTGTAAAATTAGAAATGTGACTAACTTGCATCTTCTAGTTCTTGAACTCTTACTTGATGACGGCCCCCGTCAAAAGTATTGTTAAATATAATATCCAAAGTCTCTGCCGCCAAGTCTTCGTTTCCTTCGAATATAGATGAAGGAAAAGAAAAGAAATTAGCACAGTTATGCCTTATAGACATTTCAGCTGAATACTTATCATAAATTAAAGCAGCCCTAACATCAGAGAATTTGTTCGCACACATGTTTGCTCCTTGGCCTGTTCTGCAAAAACCAAAGATAAAATCGCAAACATCCTCGTTTTTGGAATTAACTGCTTGTTTTATAAAATAACGATAATCGCAATCATTTGGAAGAGAAGTCCCAAAATCAATGTATGTAATTTTCTTGGAATCTAGTATTTTTTTAAATTGCTGCTTGGTATCAAATCCTGAGTGGTCACCGCATAGGGCTATTGGTTTTTCCCCAAAGGACTTGGTGACATTTTTTTTGTAAAAGACAAATTCTGAAGGAGTCCCAAAGATATACATCTTTTCAACTGCTTTGGTTTTTATCTCAAAACCTTCATCAATTAAAATATTATAAAGAGGAGAAATGTAAAACTCACCCTTTGTTGTCATGTCTTCCTCTATCATAGTTTCAGCCGCTCGACAAAAAATGTGCCCAGCTTTAAAATAATAGATCCCTACACAAGCTTCATCGCTTATAACTTTTTTCTCTGCTGTTTTTTTAACAAGTCCGTTTTCATCAGACAGCGCGTAGCTATAGTTATCACAGTTAGACTTAAAGGTGAAAATTAAACCGTCATAATCACCGTCAACTACTTGTGAAGGATGAATGTGAGGCTTAAACTGAATATCAAGAGTGTGAATAAAGAGAGGTATATCGTTATCTATATGCTCCTGCGCCAACAAACAGCTGCACACAGAACCCTTTGTTAAGCCGTCTGTAGCTACAATCTCAATATCATGGTCGCTGTATTTTTCTCGCAGTAGCTTATCTACCCCATAATTAGAGATTTGATCGTCTCTAACAATAAATATTAACTTGCAATCACTCTTGTCAACACACTCTAAAGATATATCTAAAAGTTGTTTTTCTTTGCAGTAAATAAATTGCTTAGGAACATTGTAACCAGCATCTAAAAATCGCTGACCCATGCCAGCCATAGGAATTAATAGGTTGTATTTTGGCATTTTAGTAGGTAGTTTTTAGTTTCTTCTGCTGTTTCGCTTATAGCACATTCTAGCCCACTAATATAGAATTTTTTAATGAAAATTCCAGCAAAAATATCTCCAGCGCCATTTACGTGGAGGTTCTCCTGTGGATCAGTAAAACCCTCACTGATTACATGTCCTTCGACAATACACTCACAGCCGTTTTTGTCATGAAGTATTAGTGGGGTTTCAAAATTAAGATTATTATATAAATGTTTTCTTTCTCTAGA